GTGGTTTCTCGTGTTCAATGAACAGAAACTTGAGTTAATGCGTTGCCCTATTGGCGAAGGGCAGAAAATCGATGGTGAAGTGAACTCTACTCCGCATGAGCAAATGCAGCGCGAAGTTGATTATGTGAGAGCGCAGCAAATACTCACTTCTATGCTTGAGAAAGATTTAATTACCTTGTCGGAATTCAACAAGATAACCGAATTAAATCGCAAAACTTTCTCGCCGCTATTAGCCGAGATTATGCCTTGAAATCGTTGATATAACTTCGTTTCAGAGGTAATATGTCACACTGACTAAGGAGGTGAGAATTTGAAAAAGGTAACGAAAATCGATGAAAATAAGGCTGATATCACGGAGCGTTCAAAGCTACGGGTTGTGGCTTACTGCCGTGTATCTACCGACAGCGATGAACAACTCGTTAGTCTGGATGCACAAATAAAGCATTACGAGTCTTATATTAATGCAAACCCTGAATGGGGATTCGCTGGGCTTTATTATGACGAAGGTGTCACAGGTACAAAAAAGGAAAAACGTTCTGAGCTGCTTCGGATGATTGCCGACTGTGAAAACAAGAAAATAGACTTCATTGTAACAAAGTCTATCAGCAGATTCGCCCGTAACACTACCGACTGCCTTGAACTGGTTCGGAAACTGCTTGACCTCGGAATTTTTATATACTTCGAGAAAGAGAACATTAACACAGGGTCAATGGAAAGCGAACTCATGCTGTCAATCCTAAGTGGACTGGCCGAAAGTGAATCGGTTTCCATCGCTGAAAACAACAAGTGGTCGATACAACGTCGCTTTCAAAATGGCACGTACAAGGTATCCTATCCGCCCTATGGTTACGATAACGTAGATGGGGAGATGGTCGTTAACAAGCAACAAGCAGAAATTGTGCGCTATATTTTCGCTTCAATTCTATCCGGTAAAAGTACTCACAAAATTGCCGATGAGTTGAACAACCGAAAAGTACCCACTAAAAAAGGCGGTCGCTGGACAGCAACAACAATCCGTGGGATGGTCGGGAACGAAAAATATACAGGTGATGCCATTTTTCAAAAAACCTATACCGATGTCCATTTCAATCGGCATAACAACAGGGGTGAGAAGGATCAGTATCTGATCAAAAACCATCATGAGGCGATTATCAGTCATGAAGATTTTGAAGTTGCTCAGGATATTATTGAACAGCGTGGCAAGGAGAAAGGCTTAGAAAGGCAACATAAAAAATATCAGAACCGCTATCCCTTTTCGGGCAGTATCATCTGCGGCCAGTGCGGAGGTACATTTAAGCGCAGAATCCATTCAAGCGGCAGGCATAGAATTGCTTGGTGCTGCTCCATTCATATCGCAGACATCGAAAAGTGCTCTATGAAATATGTGCCAGAGTCAGATTTTGAATATGCGTTTGTTACCATGATGAACAAACTTATTTTCGGTCATGAATTCGTCCTCAAACCTTTACTTACCAGCCTGCGTGGGTTAGATTCAGATGAAACTCTTGGAAACATTCAGGTGCTTGACCGAAAACTTGAAGAAAATGCAGAACAGCGAAATGTATTGGTTGGGCTGATGACCAAGGGTTATCTTGAGCCTGCCGTTTACAATAAGAGCAATAATGAACTGTTGCAAGAGGCAGAACGACTACGCCGTCAAAAGGAATCCATAACCCGATTCTTAAATAACGATTTCCAAAACTTAAGTGAGGTCAGTGCACTATTGCAATATGCCACCAAGGCATCAATGCTGACTGACTTCGACGGAGATATTTTTAAACGCTTTGTGGAGAGGGTTGTCGTGTATTCGAGAACGGAGATTGGTTTTGAGCTAAAATGCGGTATTACACTGAAAGAAAGGCTGGTGAGATAAATGAGCCACACACCATTTGGCTACCGTATTAAAAACGGAAAGGCTGTTATTGATATCGAAGCAGCCGAGCAGATAAAAACCTTGTTTGAGTCCTATTTGTCCGGTGATTCGTTAGCAACAGCTGCAAAAAAAGCGGGCATCAAATCCTTTCACGCCGGTATCGGCAGAATGCTTCGTAATACGCGTTATCTTGGCGACGACTATTACCCCGCCATCATCGACCCGGACACGTTTACAGCCGCCGAAGCGGAGCGTATCAGGCGGGCTGAGAAACTCGGTCGTATCTATGAACCAAAAGAAGAAACAACGGTCGTTTATCCTACTGCCTTTCACATAATAGAAGGAAGAGAAGAATTCGACGACCCCTTTGCACAGGCGGAATACGCCTACAGTTTAATCGAAACGGAGGTGAACAAGAATGGCCATAAGTAAAAGCGTCACCGTGATTCCAGCAAGGAAGCATGTTCGAAAGAGTGAAGACGAAGAAAAGCCAAAACTCCGGGTTGCGGCATACTGCCGTGTTTCCACAGACAGCGATGAACAGGCTACCAGTTACGAAACGCAGATTGAACATTACACCGCCTACATACAAGGGCATCCTGACTGGGTGCTGGCGGGAATATTTGCGGACGACGGCATCTCAGGCACCAATACCAAAAAGCGTGAGGAATTCAACCGCATGATTGACGAGTGTATGGCTGGTAATATCGATATGATTATTACAAAGTCCATCAGCCGATTTGCCCGAAACACACTGGACTGTTTGAAATATATCCGTCAGCTCAAGGAGAAAAACATTTCCGTTTATTTTGAGAAGGAAAACATTAACACAATGGATTCCAAGGGCGAAGTTCTGCTCACAATTATGGCATCCCTCGCCCAACAGGAAAGTCAGTCATTGAGCCAAAACGTGAAACTGGGTCTGCAGTATCGCTATCAACAGGGCGAAATTCAAGTCAACTGCGCTCGGTTTCTCGGCTATACCAAGGATGAAAACAAGCGTCTGGTGGTTGTGCCTGAGGAAGCTGAAATCATCAAGCGCATCTACCGAGAATACCTTGAGGGTGCCAGTATGCTGAAAATCGCTCGCGGTCTGGAAGCAGACGGCATCCTTAACGGTGCGGGCAGGGAACGCTGGCATACAAGCAACATAAATCAGATCCTACGAAACGAAAAGTACATCGGCGACGCTCTTTTACAGAAAACATATACGGTTGACTTCCTAACAAAAAAGCGGGTCAAGAACAACGGTATCGTTCCGCAGTACTATGTAGAAAATAGCCATGAAGCCATCATCCCGCGTGAAGTTTTCATGCAGGTGCAGGAGGAACTTGTCCGCCGCCGCATTGTCCATACCAGCCCGAATGGAAAAACCAGAACCTATAGCAGCAATCACTGCTTTGCTCAGATAGTCATCTGCGGCAACTGCGGCGAAGTGTTCCGCAGGGTGCACTGGAACAACCGTGGTAAGAAATCCATCGTCTGGCGTTGCGTGAGCAGACTGGAGAACACTGGCCTTTTCTGCGATGCCCGCACGGTACTGGAAAGCACCATTGAGCAAGTGCTTGTCACCGCCATCAATCGGGCACTTTGCGATAAAGATTCTTTCCTCTCAACCCTACAGGATAACATTGCCACCATCATTACTCATGAAAGTGACCAAGCCTTGGCAGATATCGATAAGCGACTGGAAGAACTTCAAACGGAACTTCTGAAGCTTGCCACCTCCAATGCCGATTATGATAAAGTCGGCGATGAAATTCACCGACTGCGTGACCAAAAGCATAAGATACAGCTTGAAAACGTCAACCGTGAGGAGCTGAAAAAACGAATTACAGACATGAGCACATTCCTAAAGAAGCAACCCACCAACATTACCGAATATGATGAGCAGCTTATCAGGCGGCTTATCGAAAAGGTCACCATCTACGAGGACAAATTTACCGTGGAATTTAAATCGGGCTTGACGGTTGATGTAAATGAATAATCGCACCAAGGCAAAGACTCCTCACTGCTGGAACAAATCCAGTTATGGGGAGTCTTGTTTGATTTTCAACTATTTCTTTGGTTTGAACATGGCACTGTAGGCTTTAACCGCCTCATCCTTCATAAGCCATCCAAACTTTCTGAGAAATTCTAACTTCTGCTCGTCAGTCACCCATTCCTGCAGCGTGTGCATCACACCTTCAAAACGCTCATTCTCCTTGCCATTAAAGAATTTTCCTCCAGGGCCTTGCTTGAACATTACGGGTTCTCCATTCTTGATTGCCTTCCAAACTGTAGAGCCTCCGGTAGTAGTTAAATCGTCGCCTACAAATCCATCTAATACGCCTGAAGCCAACTTTTTCAAAAGGCTTTTTTCTTCATTCGTTATCGCCATAATCAGCCCTCCCGTTCTTCAAGATTAATATCTTCAGAGTCATAAGCACCAACCGGATACTCTCGAATCCATCCTTCAATTTGTATTACCCTACAACACTTTGGGCATTCGTAATTATCTTCGGAATTAAAGCTGTATACTATATCAGGCCCCATCCCATTTTCTTTCTCGTCGCTGCTCTGGTCATAAAGGTAATCTTCCAAATCGACTTCATACTCTTCACCGCAGTGAGGGCACTGGATATTACGGATAAGCGAAACCGGGCGGTAACCATACATATCTTCGATGTCCATGAATTCCTCTCCAGCGGCTTCCCTCTTCGTAATAACATTCCAGTAACGGTCAGTTTCAAATGTCTCAAATTCCACCTTGTCATCAAGCAGTTCTGAAAGCAAAGACAGAGAGTTTCGTTTTCTGGCTATTTCAGCATCAATACTCTGTTTACGAGCAACAATCGCTTCTTCCAAAGTCCATTCACCATCCTGCAGTTTTCTTATATCACTACAGGTAAGTCCGGATTTAGTAAGTACTACAAGAAGACGTAAATTTTCATAGTCTGTTTCTGTGTAATTTGTGCTCCTGTTTCCAGATGGCGGATTATCCGGAAAGAAGATGCCCTCTCGCTTAAATAGTTTGATTCTGTAAGCATCGATACCAAGTTTTTCTTGAATTTCTTTTGGTCTCATTTAACTTCGACCTCCTTTCAAGAACCATTCTAACAAGTGGGGACTTTGTCCCTGTCAAGCTTTTTTCTATCAAAATTAATTAAAGAATTTCTTTGCACAAAAGCATCCCATTCTTTACTGTTTTTCGTTCCATTCTATCCATAATAAGATTCTACAACACAAATTAACAGATGCTTAACCCGCTTTTGATTATATATCAACATCCAATCTGACCACACAACCTCAAAAAACTCCGAAAAAACATCTAACCCGACCACTCGCGATCCCTGACATCTAACCCGACCACTCGCGGGGCTATGACATCTAACCTGACCACTTGACTATCAAATACTGCCATTACGGACTTGTTCCCGCGAAGCGATATTTTCATGTTTTTCACTCAATGGGTTTCGTACCCATGTGTGCTAAAATCCTTGATATATAAGGGTTTTCAGCGCACTCAATCTTTTACACTTGACATCAATACGCACGTCTCAACGTGTCCCGCCTGCGGGAACATATCTACTGGTTGAACTTTGTTTATGATGTAACCATTGTCGGTCAGAAATGCCAGGTCTCTGGCCAGGGTGGCGGGGTTGCAGGAAACATAGGTTATATTC